TATGTTCCTCTCTACGCTCACACGCTCAGAGATGGAGTCCCGCCTACGCGGACTGTGGAAAGCTGGATGGTCCTTAGGAGTCATAGGAAGCTCTCTAAGCCCCGCTGTGCCTAAGACCACTATTCATTTCTGGGTTCGTAGAGCGCCAGACGTGAAGCAGTTGAGAGCACTCCCTCTACCCCCACCTAAATCTCTTACAACCTCAGTTCCAACCAAACATGCCCCTCGCCTCAGATCTGTTTCTCCGGGCGTCCCTCCAGAGCTAAGGATTCGACTCCGTGAGCTATCTGCCCTATCAAAGCGTTATAGAGCAAAGACTTCTCCTACTAGCCCACTAGCTCAGGCAAACAATGAATTAACTCAGATTGCTAGGCAGCTAAAAAATCGTGGAGTGCCTACCGCAGCCATTGCTGAAGCCGCTGGGGTTACCTACCGAGCTATGGCAAGGCGTCTAAGTCAATGAGTAGACTCTATAAAACCAAAACAGGTACTTACAAAGATACAGAGCTTGTTGTAGTTGTTTGGAAGAACCCTAAAAAATCTAAAAGACCTCAGTCACGATCTCTCGAGACTATGTCTGCCCCTAACTCAAGCTACCCTATGGCTTTCCCCTTAGTTTCTCTTAAAAATCATTATGCTTGGAAGAGCGCAAAGCATGTAAAAAGTTCAGAGGACTTTGATTCAAGCATTGAAGATAGTTCTAGAGAGGCTCCAATTATGCTTGACCTACAACTAGCAGGTTACGCATTGGGCTGGAATGATTTTTATATCCCAGAGGAATATACAGAGTTTGGATTAAATACTTGAGAGCAGTTTCGGATGTTTTTCCAGCCCTAGTCTGGATAGCTCCACCCAATTCAATTGGGTTAGATGAACTTTCAATACCTGGAAAATCACCTGAAGGAACCCGCAAAGTTGATAGAGTTCGAGTAGTTGTTTTTGGCGATAGCATTTTGATAGCGCAAGACTCTCCACAAGGTCCTACACTTGTCTTTAGAGAGAAATACACCCATAGACATGTCGACGGGAAGCTTCAAGCAGTTTTAACAGAATCTGGAAAGGTCATAGCTTTTATCAAAGATGCCAGCTGCGGCTGCGGATCAAGATTAAGAGCTTGGAACCCCTACGGACAGAATAGTTCGGTCTACTCAAGTGAGGATCCAATGGAATGACAGATATGACCCTTCTTCAGTTTCTACTTCTTGGGCTAGGCACTTATCGTGTGACTCGCTTGATAACAAGGGATACCATTACAGCCTCCCTTCGTAATGCTTTTTGGGGTAAGTTTCCGCCAGAGTCTTCTCGACTAGGTTATTTATCTACTTGTGAGTGGTGTTTTAGCGTTTGGATAGGATCAGGGTTCGTAATTTCGGCTATCATTATTCCATCAGTAACTTATATAGTTGCTACAGTTTTTGCTGTATCTGCTATTGCGGGACTGTTGACTGCATATGAAGATAAGTAAGACTTCATATTCCGTAACTAGGATGACAAGGAGTAACCGTGGGTCTATTTACTAACGACACACCAGATCAACCTACTCCTCCACCGTCCCAGCCAAAGCGCAAAAGAACTAAGTCAACATTTTCTCGTTCTACACAAATAATTCAGGCTCCAAAGCCTTCAACAATTTCATCTGTATTTACTAATACAGCACAGTCTGCAAGTTACTCAACTCCTAGAACTCTTACAGCTGCAGCAGCTCAAATTAAAGTCAATGACAAGGGTGAGTTTGAGCAATTTAGAATTCGTCGATCTGCTGGATCAAGTGCGTGGCAGTCAGAAGCATGGGAATATTATGACGCAATTGGTGAAATTAAATACGCTTTTAATTTAGTTGCCTCCGTTGTCTCTCGTATTCGTATATATGCTGCAGTAATTGATGATCCATCAGAGACTCCAATTTCTGTTCGTCAATCAGAATTAGTAGATGATCGTATAGCGGCTGCAGCAGAGCGTGCACTTGCACGATTAAATTCTGCATACGGTGGACAAGCAGGATTGCTTAGAGATGCCGCACTGAACCTTTCAGTAGCAGGTGAATGTTATCTAGTTCAAATGCCAAGCAAGCCATCTCAAAGATTGCCAGAGTCTTGGGACATTCGTTCTGTTGATGAAGTAACAACTGACCCTCGTGGCGGTTTTAATGTCATTGGAAGACGTGAACAGTCAACTACTACACAAGGTGGCATAGATAAAACTTCTAAGTTAGGTAAAGATGCATTTGTAGGACGCATTTGGCGTTCACACCCTCGCTTCTCAGATGAAGCAGACTCATCACTTCGTGGTTTGCTAGATCTGTGCGCTGAACTTCTTCTCCTCAACAGAACATTTCGTGCAACTGCACGTTCTCGTCTAAATGCAGGTGCTCTTTACTTGCCAGACGGACTTTCTGTTGCTTCACAAGGCGATGGTGATTTCCCTTACGACTCCGAAGACGGCATTGGTCCAAACTTTACTGCTGAAGAAGCAGAGGATGAATTCGAAGAACAATTAATGGATGCGATGACGACTCCGATTCGTGACGAAGAGTCAGCATCAGCAGTTGTCCCTCTTATCATTCGTGGTCCTGCAGAGCTTGGCGACAAGATTAAGCAGTTTAAGTTTGAGCGTTCATTTGACCCAGCATTAGCTGAGCGTTCTGATCGTGTTCTAGAGCGCATCTTGCAGGGACTAGATGTTCCAAAAGATGTTGTAACAGGTTTAGCAAATGTTAAGTACTCAAACGCAATGCAAATTGATGAGTCACTATACAAGGCGCACATCGAGCCACTTATGTTGCTCATTGCAGATGCTTTAACAGTTGTTTATCTTCGCCCATACCTTATTGCAAATGGTTATGAAGAGTCACAGGTAAATCGAATTGTTGTTTGGTATGACCCATCAGCAATTGCAACTCGCAATGACCGTGCATCAGATGCTGACTCAGGTTTTGATCGCATGGCAGTCTCTGCAAACACATGGCGCCGTGCTCATGGCTTCTCAGATGCAGATGCACCAACTCCAAAAGAACTTTCAATTAGACTTCTACAAGAGCGTGGTGTACTTACTCCAGAATTTACCGAAGCAATGCTTTCAGCAATTGCACCAGAGGTTATTAACACTGTTAGAGAACAACAGCAACAGTCTTCAGTCGCTCCAATTCCGCCAGAGCTACAGTCAGCTTTAGATGCGGCAACCCAAGGTGCAGAAGCAGCAGGAATTGATGCAGAGGCCCCCACAGAAGGGCAAGAGCAGTAATGTCTGACGAATCAATCGACATTGTAACTACCTCACTTGTATCTGCAGGAGACCCTTGCTGGGACGGCTATAAGCAAGTTGGAATGAAAAAGGGCAAAGACGGAAAAATGGTTCCTAACTGTGTTCCTGTTGATGCTTCAGATGATTCAGAGTTTGCAGCAAAGAAAAAAAGAACAATTTCTCAAACACCTGCCCCTAAAAAAGATCAAATTAAAGGTTCTAGCAAAAATAAAAAAGGATCTGCATCAGGAACTCGTAAAGTTAAATTTTCAGCAGCTGTAGAAAAGTCTTTGAAGAATAAAGTTGAAACTCATAACGAAAAAGCTAAAAAAGGTCGTCGTGCAACAGTTGGAATGTTAAAAGCTGTTTATCGCAGAGGTGCAGGTGCTTACAGCGTTTCGCATCGACCAGGAATGACTCGCAACCAATGGGCAATGGGTCGCGTAAATGCGTTTTTAAAATTGTTGAAGTCTGGAAAGCCATCAAACTCTGCATACACAACAGATAATGATTTACTGCCTTCTGGTCACCCACGTTCAACAAAGAAATCAAACTCCATTGCAGCTTCAGCAGGTTTGGTTCCTGAAGAGAGCGATTTAGCAGAAGCGCTAATCGAGATTGCAGACAAATATGGAAAATTTAATGAAGATGCCACAGGAATCTGGGCAGGATATACACCACCAGAAGAAAATGACGTCAGAGGTATCGGAGTCAAATGCTCTAACTGTGTTTTATACATGGGTAATAGCCAATGCCGAATCATCGAACTTGAAGTCGAAGACGAAGGTAAGTGTCGTTTCGCGGTTATTCCAGATGGCGTCGTTGATGTTGGAGTTCTCGAAGGGGAAAAACTTGGAAACGAAATCCAATCAGAACAAGAACTAGCAGAGCTTTCAGAACAGTGGAGTTATCAGGAAGAGCTAGAGTCTTTCTTAGGTAAAGAAGAAGACTACGAGTCACCAGAGCAAGCAATTCTTGCTATGGCTGAATATTCTGGCTATGGATATGAAGCAGAGCACGCAATTCGTGCATCTTGGCTTCGTGCAGTTCGTAATGGAGAAGATCCATTTAAAAGAGCATCTATCTTAGCTTCTTTAGGAAAAGAAAGTTTAGATGCAGACTTACTACCAAATGTAGAGAAGTAGTAAATGGATAATAAATCTCCAATACTTCATACTTCAGAAAGAGTATTTTCTACTAGAGAACAAGCTCGTATTATTAGATCTGAAGCCTTAGAAATTTTAGAAAAAGCAAACGAGTTCTCTTCCACATCACGTCGTGTAAGTAAAAGATCTGCTTATAAAGTAATTGCTAGATCTCTTGCTAAAAGCAAAGGACTTCCTTTTTCCATTCGTAAGTATCAAGCTTTTTCTGAGCTATCTACATACATAGCATTAGCTAAAAATAATAAAGTAGTAGGACTTACTGCTTTTAATACAGATTTACTTCCAATATCACACCCAAGATCAACAAGAGCTCATTCAATGACTGCAGCAGCAGTACGTCAGGCTCAGATTAATTGGGTAATAGACGATCCAAAGCTTAAAGATGACTCTGTAAAGACTCTACTAGCTTCAGCAATGATGTCTCACCCAGATTCACCAGAGCACATATATGCAATGAAGCGCATAGAACTTCTTCCACAAGGAACAGTTCCTCTTCAAGCTTTAGTTGCAGCATACGGAGATGGAAACTCTCGAGCCGCCCGTTCTGCTCGTGCAAAGCTACAGCGCCGTGACCGTAAGGGTCGATTCGCAGAGATGTTTGGAACATTTAAACTTATTCTTGGTCTTCGTGATGGCGGTAAGGCAAGTGCTACAGGTCGCATCTTAGGTCAAAACATCTTTAGTCCAGATCTTCTTGATATGGAACTTCCAGATGGTCGTATTGCAGCAGTCCCAATTTCACAAGGTGAGCAGCCAGAAGCTTTCCTAGATGACTCAAGCGATGAAGCTCGTAAAAATGGTTATGTAAGAGCATCAGATTTAGATATTGATGATAATGCACCAGTAGTTCCTGAAGACAGCCTAGCTTTTATGGAAGCACCATCGGGTTTTCGTTCAGATAAAGATTATAAAGGTCCAGGAAATAAATATACAGATGAATCATTTGATGTAACAGTTTTTGATGGGCCAAGCCCACAAACTCGTGACCTTATTGATGCAGCAATTAAACGTAGTAGAGAATTAGATTTAGAAGATCCTCGTCAAGTAAAGCTTGGAGAGGATGGAAAGCTTTGGGATCCAGATCGTAAACTTTTTGCTGTTAATAAGCGTGGAGAAAACACTCAGTTTGCTTTTGCACAAAATTGGAAAGATGCTTTAGCTGAAATTTCTCGTAAAGAAAAAATAGACGATGAAGAAAAATTTGAGCAGGGCGAAGAAGAGGAATCAGTTGCTTTAGCTAAAGATCTTAAAGGTGGAAAGAAAAAAGCAGCTAAGAAAACAGAAGAAAAAGCAAAACTTCCTTCAGACCAATTTAAATACAACGTACCAGAGCGCTCTTTAGAATTAGATCCAAACTACAACTATATTCCAGAAGGATCTGAAGACGATCCAGCAATGCTTGCTGCAATGCAAAGTGAAGATGAACTGCAAAACGGTCTTGTTGATGCTTTAGAGCCTGTAAATTCAAAAACACCTGCAACTGGTTTAGGTCGTCTTGAAGATGAAAATGGGGAAGAGTTTGAAGTACCAGCTGAGGCAATCCTAAGTGCAATCTCCGAGCAAGGTGGAGATACAGAGATGGCTCTTGCAAAAGCTTATGACACGATCAACAATAACTCTGAAAACGAAAAAGCTTTAACTGAATCTCGTTCAAAGGAAAGAAAAGAAAAAGCAGCAGAGCCTAAAGAGTTAGATGAAGTTTTTGATGAGGTAGTTTCAAAAGAATCAGAAACACCAGAAAAGCCAGTTGCTGAAATCTCTGAAGAAGACGAAACTGTAAGCAATGAAGATATGTTAGAAGCTTTAAATCGAATACCAGCTTTAGCGGGTCTTTCTAGGGCAGAAAAACAGTCAGTAATTGATAACGATGACTACATGCCGTTTATACCTAAAAACGAAAATATTAATTTTCCTGAAGGAATGTATACGCCTTTAGAGTCTTCTAAAGCTGATAAAGAAGAAGCTGTTAGTTTAGCTTCAGTTAGAAATTTTTCTGATGATG